CCCTTTTTAGAATCAGAACTTACAAGTATAACCATCGTGTGATGGTCCATGTTCGTTTGCATGTTGTGATCGAGCTATTTCGTATAAGCATTATTGTCTACTCAGACAGGATTCAATTAATCCTCATCGATGTACAAGTCCTCATCGCCGAGTGATATGAATCCGAGCCCTTCGGTTACCGTGAGATTTAGTCGTTGTATTGCAGCCTCAACGCGTTCATTGATATTGATGTCAAAAGACATGTTGAGATGTTCTAGTGCTTCATTATCTGCAGCTTCCTGCTCCAATTGGACCATACTCTCACTATTCATCAGGGCATATCGTTCGAGGCTGGCAAACAGTTCATCCATTGATGCAGTGATGATTTGCTGAATATCTGCATAAGCCTCCAGATTCTCTGGCTCTCGCACCGTCTGACGCACGTATTTATAGCGCTGGATCTCTCTTGTTTCTATTTCATCAGATATCGCTGCTATATGCCTTACCGTGATGTAACCTCTGGCCATGAGTTTCTTCAGCTCGTCATGGAGATGACCAAGCAAACGGTATATTCTCAACGTGCGTATGAGACTCTTTGATGATTTTGTTTGCTCTGACAAGAGTTTGTGAAGAACTCTGATTCCGTAAGTGTAATCATCATAGTTTGAAGAGAGTACGTGTAACTTGATTGCGAACTGGATTTCTTTCTGATGCATTGACAGTTTCGGTCTGACATTCTGTTTCAAATTTTCAGCTTCCTGCAGAATTGCATTCCTGCCATGGATAAACAGATCATAGGCGAATCTTTGCAATCCGATTGCAACATTCATCTGGCTTCTGACAACCTTTAGTGGATGATGAGTTCGGAAGAAGGCCAGATCATCTTGTGCAAAATCTGTGAACGGTACTCTCACGTTGTCAGATACACTGTTTATCATGAGGACCACGTGTGCCTCGTGGTATTGGTAAGATTTTGCAGACACATTTCCAATCACCTCTTTCAGGCTTTGAACAGGTTCCAAATTTGCATGAGGATAATTCCTTTGCCTTAGTTTGTTCGCCAGGGCCGGTGCAATGTGTTCGATGGAGCTTATATTCACAATGAAGCAGTCATCATCTGGGAATTCTGTGAGATACCTCGTGAGGTAATACATCCGACTTGAGTCGCTCGACTCCTCCATCATATCACTAAGAAATTCTGGGAATCGATCACTACTAGGAAACATTACCGTTGCGGAATTTGGTGTCCACTCAAGCAGCTGCTCATTGTACTGCTTAGGATGTAGTAGCCGGGTATAGGATAATGCCATGGATTTGAATGCAATGGTTTGCTTGAATGTGAGTCCAGTTTGCGAACCCGTTGGATGACCCGGTATTCCAATCAGATATATCTGATATGGCTTAAGGGATGAATTAGAAGCATATGCAACCTCATGCCGATACTCTGGCAAGGACTTGATCTTCTCCTGAGTATATCCACTACATTGGACGGAATTCAGCCGGATACTGTATGCCAGATTTGACTCTTCCAGGAAAAGGATCAGGTCTAGGAGATTTGCATCTGTTTGACCGCTGAAGGATATGTCAACATGGATAAAGTCATACTCTGTAACAAACTTTATCGTCTTGCCATCGAAAATGTTGTAGTCTGATCTGAATTCAACAGAAGGGTGGTATCTCAATCGGGTGAATGTGTCTTCCAACGAAAATGATTTTCCCTGTAACCCCGTGTACTTCATGGCAAATTGTCCATCACCTCTCCCTGCAGTTAGATCACAGATGATATCGGTTGTTTTGACATAACCTTTGGCTTTTAGGTAGTTGAATAATCCAACTTGTGCAACAAGGGAGTCAGACCCAGTATGGCTCACAAAAGTGTATGGTGAGGCACCACTAGTTGAACATTTGTGTGCATACTGAGCTAATGGAAAAATCTCTTCGATAGTACACATAGCTGATTGAGGAATCTCGAATCCTTCATACACGATTTCATCACAAACTGACGGCATCGGCTCGTTTCCGCTGAGGTCAGTAGTATGAGATAGTGAGGGTAATCCAATTGGCATAATGACATCTTCCAGAGCAATGTCATCACAGATGTCTAGAAGTCTGTCCCTGACTTCACTACTCTTTTCAAGAGATACCCTCTCAATGTATTCAGTCCCAAGGATGAGAAGTCTTGTTTGAAGCTCCGGGTTTATGATCATGTATGACAACCTCCCCATTGGATTGTCATAGAACTCTTCGAGGGCACTCGATACATCAATGGCCAAACTGGAACCGACTCTTCCAATTTTGAAATGGAATGTTATTATGTACTCCATTATCAAAGTGAGTGCCAGATTGAGCTTATGTTGTTCGTAGTCACTAAGGAGTCGCTGATACCGTGCCAGTTGTGCGCTGAGAACCTGTGATCTCCTTTTTGCCTTCGCAAGCTGTGAAAACCTGGAGATGAGGACATCATATTCGACATCAGTGGGTGCTTGACTGTATATTGCATCTAGACATTCCGACTGGAGAGCTACATGAACCGGATTGTTCTTATCAGCTGTAGTCATCCGTGCTCTCTCATTAAGGACTCTTGACAATCGTACCTTGATTTCGTTCAACTGTTGATCATAACTCATTGATATCCATTTCCTGTCTATCTTGCACAGTCTTTCGATCAGAGGTTTCCATGTTAACCCATCTATCCACTGCCTTGACACCATCATGTAATCCTTGTCCAAGTCTTTCGCATACCTCAGAATGAGATCATTCACGTAATTTTCACCGAGTTGCTCAGCACTTTGCTCTTCTGACAATTTTGGCATCAGTGCCCATTCTTTCATATCTTCCTCATACATGTATGAATGAGACAGGTATCTGAATCGAGCGAACGATATTGTGTGGCTTCGTAGCTTCGAGTATGGCGTCCAATCAATCTTCGGTGTGTGATTAGTGACTGCTGGAGATACGAATTGGACATCCTTTATCCCTACAAATGATTTCAGTTCGAAACGTTTAACAAGGAATCGAAGGGTGTCGTACTTGTCCTGTATTATCGCGGAGACGAGATATCTCATTCGCACATAATCGAAATTGATGTTACTGTCTACCAGGCCGAGTCTTGTTATCACACTTTGATTCAGGTCCGTTGTGTATGTGAGAGATCTGTTCATCTCAGCCCTAATGTATGTCATGGTACTGAATCTCATATTTGGAATTCTGTGAAGAATTTCTCCTCCTACCTCTGTCGGTGCATACATGAACAACTCGAAGAAAGATTGACCAGTTAGAGTAAGTAACGACAAATTACATGCTTTGATGCAGTCCAATGATTCCACAAATTCTTTGGATTTCGATAAGTAATCGAATTTCATTAAGAACCATTTTGTCACAGCAACGAGCTTTGCTGACAGTAATTCTTCTTTGTTCCCAAGCATTCGGTCATCATCTAGCAACTCGCCCTTATATAACGTTTCATTTCCCATCTTTGGATCGTCATACACTTTGATGCCATTGACGAAATGCATTGGACTGCACCTTCTGACAGTTAACATGCTGTTGAAACTGTCTGTCTCGAGGAACTTGTCTTCATACAGGATTTCCTCAACTTCTATCATCTTCACTTTAGGAAACATGTTTCTTTTCCTGATTAGTAAGCTGTTGATTATATCACTCTGGTCATTGATCTCAAAGTAAAACGTTCTGCCTGTGTTTGCTGCCATCCTGATATTCTCAATCATCCGAAACGATAACCCTTGACGAAGTTTCAGAATGTTTCGGACCTTCACTAAGAGTCCAGAGCTTGTTTCTATTTTCGTGAGCAGCAAATCCAGGAAGTGACATGACGTATTCTCAAAGTAGAATTGTGAAATTCGAGCATGGAAATTCTCCCTGAATAATTCGAGGTACTGCTTTGCCAATTCAGATGACTTGTCTGACATGTCGAACATTGCCTGAACAGATCTGTTCCTTGTTAATCTTCTGACCATACTCTTGATTGATTGTCGTACGCTCTGTGTTGCAGGACAGATCCTTTTGTCATTCTGCCAAGTGGATGTCATTAACCTTAGTTCATCCATATTCATATCATTTTCTGTATCAATTGACAGAACAGTCGAGAGATACTTGGAGAAAAACTTCTTATTGCAGGAATAGGACTTAATCCATTCGTGAAGGTAATGAATTGATTTTGAGAATCCACTGCTGTGTCCAGATAAGATCAGGTTCAAATGAAGAGATGCACCGAGTCCACCTACATTGCATGGGAGGTATGCCCAAAAGAACAGAAGGTCCTGAAGGAACTCGTCGTAGATCTGGAGATACATGACTCTGTCAGGACTGTCTGCGAGTTTCTGTTCAGCGACCGGTGTCCCATAGATTGCTTTCGTTGCAGTTCGCCAAACGTCATCATTCAAGTTCTTCGGATTTCTATGGAGGTATCTCGCAATGTCATTCTTTGCAGCAATCATCAAATGCTCATGTGACATTAGATCCAACTGACTCGCGTCATCTTTGGTGTAATAAAGCAGGTTAGATAAAGATGCTGGCAATTCTTCACTTGATATGATACTGGATTCCGACGGCCTTGATAGTATCATCTGCGGTAGCCGGGAGAGAAGCAAGCCGATCTTGTAGTTTTTCAGGTATGAGCAGGCTTCATTATGGTTGCTGAGTTCGAGAGCAGAAGAAGAAGATGAACTTATACCGGCTATCTCTAATTCTTCAGACATCAACGCAGAATTGTTTGCGCCGCTAACTGACAGGAGTCTCTTAAGTGTCGAATCTGCCCTGATACCGTCTGCATAATGCTGCCTAAGCATCGTTATTCGATGTTTTGACAGTGTTGTTTGCGAGTACTTGACTGTCATCCCAAATTTGCTACAATGACTCATAATCTTTGTGAATACAGATTTCACCATTGGTTCAGATGCCTGCCTGATCTTCACAATTGCATTTACATCATCAGAGTACACCATAATCCTTGGAACGTCGAGGTCTGTCATATTCCTCAATAGTTTCATCAGGAGAAGCGTGTGTAAGGTCCATAATGGGTTAAGCCACCCTTCAATTCCACCTACTTGGCCCTCTGAGATTATTGCTTTATCCAAGTACTCATCGTAATGGTAGACAGTCAGGCTTGAGAAATAGTGTGGGAGTTCTGACCATCCATCATAACCGAATAAGTTCCCGATGAATTCCGCCAGCTCCGATGTATTCTCATATTGCATAGACTGGTTGTGGCCTTCAATGTCAAGGAGCAATGAGTAATTATCCTGCTGAGCTAATTCCCGTGCTGCGTCATGGATAATATGCTTCCTTTTCTTGTCTGATGGCGTCATCAGTTGTTCATCAAAGTATGCTAGTGCTTTCTTCATCTTCGTCGCAACAAGGCTCAGTGAATGTTTGTTTTCAAGTACTGCATTACCGAATAGCCTTGCCTCAACTTTCTGTTCTCTTTCCTTTTCAATGAGTCGTGCCGCATTTGGGAGGTCTCGCGGTTCTTCCAATTGGGTTGTTTCGTACACATTCTTCTCCAATGGGACCAAGCTTCTCCTCGCAAAGAAGTCCTCGAGCTTATATTCTGATTTTTCAATCACTTGTAACAGCTCCTTCCTACTATCTCCTGGGCCGAATGATATTTTCGATTTGAGTGCACCTTTGTCTTTCGCGAATTCGAGTGGGTCATCAGTGAGTGTGTTGTCCATACAATCGAAGATTTTGACTTCATCCCACCAGGTCAACGGAAGAGATTCGATGGATTTCATTGTATTTCGTTGCGAGTATGATTCAAGCATTTTGATTTTTGCCTGTGGTCCAATGAGGTTCGGTAATGTTTTGTGTTTGGATTTGTAAGAGCAGAGGAAGCTTTGTTTCGCCAGCCTCGTAAGATTCCGAACTGCACTTTTGTCTGATAATCTTTTTGTATGAACTCGTTTCAGGAACTTCATAACACCGGCTCGTGCATCCACCTCTGCATAGAATATGAACTTGTGCAACGCAGATACTTCCTGCCGATGTGTCCTAGACAACTTCATGCAGGCAGAGATGACTTTGCAGAGGGTCGAATTCTTAGGATACTTGAAATTCTGACCTCTCATGAGCATAACTGGTAGCCCAATGTCATATTCCACATTGGCGATCTTCTTGTCCAGGGTCCAGAGATCTATAAGAGCTTCCATTATCGGTCTCCAATTCATGGCAAAATCCTCATCATAGTCTGAGAGATTCAAAATGAATCCTTCGAGACCTTTCATGAAGTTGACCTGATCGTTGTGGTGTCCTTCGGTTTCTGCAAATTGGATCAGGACTTCCAAAACTTCATTTGCCCACTCGTACTCTGCTGTGTTCTTGACAAGATCCAAATTGTTCAGAATATCTGACATTGTGAAAACATAATCGAGGTAACTCGTTGGGCCAGAGAACCATGACCCGACAGCAGAGTGATAGATCAGGAAATGGCCCCCACACGCCATCAAATGATATTCATACATTGACGATTTAGCACTGTACACATATACACCATTTGAGAACATAGTGTAGATTGCTTCTTCTCCGCATAAGTCAGATATGAATCCTTCAAGCTCATGACTTGAAGCATCTTTTGCAATATGAACCCGGAGTCTCTGGATCATGATAATGAATGCGGTGTACTGAGACAACATTGTTGGACTCACTGTGAAGGGTACTTTTGTACCAGCAGCGATCGAAAGATCATGTGTGGTTGCACGACGAGCGAATGATAGGGTTGATAGATTGATCACCTCCTCTCTCATTGAATATCTTTGCCGAGCAAATTGCTTCAGAGTGTTCATGTTGAATGAAATCTCTGCCTTCGGTAATTTCTCTTCATTCTGGAACTTCTTCAGAACTGCAATAAGGCTATTCAGCTGACTCTGATGATGAGAGTGGATGCAGGGAGATATGCCAGTATCTGAACTGAGTATCTTGTCATGGATCTCCGGTGGGTACGGGATCAGAGGTGATGAAAGTCGTGCCGGTAGACGTACATCGGATGGTCTAGTCTTGAATGACTCCTTCTTTTTGTAGATTTTTGTGCTGTCTGTGATTGGTACAGGTAGGAAATCAACGGATGCGTCCAATAACTCATCGGATGAGAGATGGTCTTGCAGACCTGCTGAAAAATTTTCCTTGAGGACGCTCTCAGATAATATCTTGATGTAACTCATGATTGGATCAATGTGTGTCAAGTAAGCTTTATTGTTATTTAATGACG